GTCCCCAAACTTTCCAGTTCGCATTCAATACTCAATCAGCCAGCCAGAAAATGCAACCTCAACAGTTCTCTATAAATTTGCTTTCAGTGATTGTTCGGATATAACTTATTCTTCATGTACTGAGTTCGAACGTACGGAAATAGAATTATTAGACCCAGACTCACTCTATGAATTTACACATACTTTTAATGCTCCAACGTCTACACCTGAGAGTTACAAGATACAACTATTCTCTTCTGAGGACGGCTACACTGATTCTCTATTTGACGTCAATTTTACTATGGACGGTTCAGATTCTGAACTGGCTCAGCCCGCTCTAATTCCTTCCGGTCGTTGCCAAGACGTTTTAAAACTTTGTGATCTTTTTATCCCTCGAAGTGAATTTTTAAGAGGTCAGTTTTCAAGATTGAGTATGAGTGCGAGTAATGTTGTCCCTTTTAAATATTTTAATACTATGTATTTAGCTTTCACCGGTTATCAATCAGAAATAAATACATCAACAAGTACACCAAACTATTTAATCGATATAACTGTACCAGTACAAGGCATGGATTCTTTACAAATACGAGGCGCAGACACTTCTGATAGTAAGTTCCAACAATTATGGGCACTACCGAAAAGACTTTTACAATACTCAATGTGGTTAGGATTTGTATATTATTTATTTAGACGAGCTCAAACTTTCTTTCAAGGAGAAGCAGACTAATGATTACAGAAGCTATAATATCTGCACTTGTTTCTTTAATGGGAAAAATAATGTCTATTCTTCCTAGTAACTTAGCAGGTGGTGCGGATCAACAAATAAACGAAGCACTTGAATATCTCTTTACGGTTTTACATAAAGGCGATAACTTTTTACCAATTACAACATTGTTTGAGCCAGAAGTAGCATTTACGCCATTACACGCACCAGCGTTTGTGCCTATATAAACATTATTACTAGCAGTACAAGTTTGAGCTGCACCATAGCCAATAAATACAGAAGCACCACCTGTATTTGCGTAGCCTGCTAACTTGCCAATACCTACACTATTATTTCCTGTAGCTATAGTAGTCATGCTATACAAAGCCTGATATCCAATTGCAACATTGTTGTCTGCAGTGTTTGTGTATGCGGCTTGATACCCCATAGCTACGTTCTGACCGCCAGTTACATTGGAATACAAAGCCTGATAACCTAATGATGAATTCCAATAAGCAGTTGTCCCACTATACCCCGCCTGATAACCCACAGCAGTGTTGTTTGAGGCTGTGGTGTTGTTGAACAGTGAATCCCGACCCACAGCCACATTGTTTGCGCCAGTGGTGTTATTTAAAAGCGCAATCCTACCCACTGAAGTATTGCTGGCTCCAGTAGTTGTATATAGTTGTGACCCAGAACCAATTGCAGTATTTCCAGATGCGGTTGTCGCACTCTGCAAAGCCCCGTCACCAAAGGCAACATTCAATGTCCCGCTGGTATTCGCAATTAACGCGTCTTTGCCAACTGCCGTATTTTGCGCCCCACTTGTATTTGCCGCCAAAGCACTCGCACCCACCGCAGTGTTGGTAGCCACAGACCCTGCGCCACGGCCCACTGTGAGACCTTGGATGGTCGCACCAGATGAGGAGGTAAGGGTCGTAAATGCACCCGTGTCTGGTGTGGTCGTGCCGATGGCTGTTGCATCAATCGTGCTGGCTGCACCGGACACAACGAGCGTACCAGCCACAGCCAGAGTCTTGCCAGAGCCGACATTCAGGCCAACCGATGTACCAGTGCCATCGCCCTTGAACACCGCGTCCAGCGTGTCCAAGTCGGTGTTGATCTTGGTGCCCCAAGTGTCTGTAGATGCGCCGACCTCGGGCTTGGTGAGCGCAAGGTTGGTTGTCGTTGAATCTGCCATAATTTTTCCTTAAACGGTTTCCCAAATTTCTGCTGTATCGGCCACGGGGGTCCATGTTTCAGACGTGTCGGCAATCGCATCCCATGTCTCCGGTGTGTCACCCTGATTATTCCATTTATAGGTGCCAAATGCGTACATGCTTGAAGTGCAACTAACGCTGAAACTGAACGGCATCACCCTCAATGAATTAACCACCAACTGCCCAGACGCCACAATCGTGACCGGCTGGTTCACGATGACATTGGAGTCAACAACCATGATCGCCTCGCTGGCAATCACGCAACTGATGAATGCGATGCGCTGCCCGTCGATCACCACCGTCGATGCGTCGACCACTGGAATGACGCCGACAGCGTAACGCAGACCCGACGCGGCCACGGAGGAAGCAGAGGAGACCGCCGCAGCGCCGAGCGCGTAACGCTGGCCGGCAGCCGACATCGTTGATGTATCGGAAATGGCCGCTGCACCGTTATTGAGGCGCTGGCCGGCAGCCGTTGCCGACGAGGTGCTGGTGACGGCAAACGCGCCTGACTTGACCGTGTTGGCCAATATCGTAACCGTTGACGCATCCGATACGGCAGCCGCACCAATGCAAACGCGAGTCGCTGCAACTGATGCAGAACTCGCGCTTGTGATTGCTACTTCGCCGAGACTTACCCCGAAGGAGTAATTGCCCCCGCCGTAGTAGCCGGAGCCGTATGCCGCCATCTTAGGTCAGCGTGACGGTCAAACTGGATGCAGGGATGCGGAACACATCGCCGTCGTTGATAGTGCGGGCGGTGGTCAATTGAGCCCATGCCAGCATGTTGCCGCCAGTGCTGGCGTCAAAGATGGCCGCATAAGTCAGCGTGCCCCAGTTGCCGCCGGATGCAGGATCAAACTCAATAGCCGCTGCATTGGTAGCCGTGGTGGCCGTGCCGGTGATGGTCATCGTGCCAGTGGCCTTGCGGGCGTAACCGCTGCCAGAGACTTCAGTGCCGCCGCCGGTGTCGCTCGGGGCAGCCGTAAACAGGCCAACATACCAAGCTGTTGGACGGGTGACGCTGTTTGCTGTCAGCAGGTAGTTGAGAACCAGGTTCTCTGTGTAGTCTGAAAAGGATGACATTTAACGCACTCCAAATGGTTTAACTTTTGATTTCAAGACGCCTCGGCTGGATGTCGCACCCTGGTCAGCCACCCGCAGGGCGTCCAGGCCGGCAGCGTACAAGGTGGTCCAGACGTTGATGCGCTCGTCATCCTTGAGGTACGGAGCAGACTGGATCAGAGCGCCGTACAGGTAGATGTCCGGTGCCATCGTCAGCAGCCAGTTAGTCGGCGCAGCGTCAGACAGACGCGGAATCTTGGCGAAGTAGGACAACTCTGCCGTGTAGGACGAGTCCGGCGCAGGATGCACGCGGAACTGGTTGCCAACCATGCTGAAGTACTGCGGGCGGCTTGGTGCCGTGTTGCTGGCATCCAGATCATCCATCTGGTCATCGGTCGCAAACTCCAGCGGCTGCACCGGCGATGTGCTGGTCAGCTTGAAGGTGCGGGCCTGCAAGAAGTCAGACGGCACTGCGCTGTACTTGGTGTCAATGGTGGCGTCAGCCCGTGTCAACATCTGCCGCACGCGCAAATTGCGCTCGGTCTGGGTCTCAGACAGCGCAATAAAGTTGGCAATCGCAGCCGACAAATCCGACCGATTTAGCCAGTCAGCGACAGCAGATTTCAGCTCGGTGTAGTTGGTGATTGCCATGACTCAATCATACCTGTCCAGGGCGTGTACGGAACACCCTGTTATCGGGATCGTTCAGCCACTTTTTCAGCCGCTTCTCGTCTTGCAAGATGCCCTGCTTTTGCAGTTCATGGTAAATGCTCATGGGGATGCTGCTGACCTTGTGCATCTCGCCCTTCCAGTTGGCTCGACCGTCAACATTGTTGAAGGTGGCCTTGTTGTTTTCAATGATGTCGGTGATGTCCTGCTTGGTCTCAATCGTCACACTGCCGTCAGTGTGCTCATGCCAAAGCTGGGTGATACCGGCGTCTTTGTTTTGGGAAAGTATTCTTGTGTCGATCATGTAAAAAAGGGGCTGAGTTATTAGCCCAGCCCCTTAGTCGATTACCTCAGATTAAGAGGTGGTCAGGTCGAAAGCACCGCCGTGGGCGACTTCGGTGTGGATACGCAGAGCCCACTCGCACAGCAACAGCTTTTTATCAGCATCGCCGGTCTTGGCCATGTCAACCGTCTGCATCGGGCGCAGGTAGTCGATGGATGCGTACTCGCCGTCAACCACGAAAGCATCACGCTCACGCTGGAAGCGCGAAGGCACGATGCTCACATTGCCGAAATCGCTGACATAGATGTCGGCAGCGGCAATGATGGTCGAAGGCTTGGCACCGTCAACATTGAAGCGCGATGCAGCGATACCGGCGAAGGCAGAGACCTTGGCCTTGTTGACTGGACCAACCAGCAACATCTTTGGCGTACCGCCTTCGGTCCAGACCTGCTGAATCACGTCCTTCAGGATCGCTTCAGTGAAAGCACGCTGGGTGCCGTCATTGCGGGGATCAGTCGGGATCGTGGTGTACACGGGGTCAGTACCATCGCTGGCCTTGTTCGTGTTGGTCTTCAGGAAAGCCTGAATTGATGCAGTCGTGCGGGCAGTCGTGGAATCACCAGCCACTGCGGCTTGGTTGTTCAGGCACGAAAACTCGATGTCACGCTTCATCTCAGAGCCCTTCTTGGCGATCTGATAAGCGACTTCAGACTTGCGGCCAGCCTTGTTCACTGTCTCTTCAGTGCCGGAGATGACAACCGACTTGCGGCTGATCTGGGCATAGTTTTGCAGGCGAACGGTAGCGGCAACAGCGTCGTAAGAAGTCTCATCACCCTCAAGCTGGGCATTGGCTGCGGCTGCGGCCAGTGCATCGGTCTGCCAGTCGAACAGGGTGTTGGAGATCGAACCCTTGCCGATGTTGGAGACGAAAGGTGTCTCCTCTGGCGAGATGTTGTAGATCACATTGGACAGGTCTTCACGGATACCCTTGGCAGAGTAGGTGAGGAATGTATTGGAAGCAATAGCCATGATAAATCCTTAAAAAGTCAAAGTAGTCGTTCAATGAGACTGGCCGCATCGCGGACATTCCCAGTCTTGGCGAGACGCTGTTGAGATTGCTTGACTATGCTCGACTGTGGCTGCTTGGAGATCGTGCCTGGGCGTGCCGTGGGCGTCGAACTCTGCACCGGCTTCAAGTCTTTACGCTTTGCGATCATGGAATCGTATGCCGCCAGCTTTCGCAGCGCCAACAGAATCCGGTGGTCTCGCACATTGTTCAACTCTTGCTCGGACAGACCAATTGCTTTGCCTGCTGAAATCCAGTCCTGCTTGGCTTTCGCGGCAGTCTTGGCGTCCTTCAGTTCCGGAGCTTGCGACAGCAGCAATTCTTTTTCTCTGGACAATTCATCCTTGAGAAAAGCGTTTTGCTCTTTCGCTTGCTCATCAGCCAAACGCTTTTGTTCTGACGCAATTGCCGTCATCCTTTCAGCATTCGACCGCTGCAATTCACGCTGCTTCACCCACTCGATTGGGTCTTCGTTATAAAGATAATCCATATCGACTTGGGGCGTTGCTTGCGTCAACTGCTCCTGCAAAGCACCTAACAGTTGAGCGTATTGGGCACGCTCGGATCGCACAGACTCAAACTCGGCTTGAGCTTGCTTACGCTCATTGGCCAGCGCTTGGGTTTTGCGCGTGTAGTCTTCAGTCCTTGAGTAGCCCTTCTGCAATTCTTCCAGCGACACCTCAACATCCTTGCCGTCAACTTTGACGGTGAATTTGGATGGCTGGTCCTCCTGCTCGGGCTCCTCACCTTCTTCTGACTCTGCGTCTTCAGATTCCACCTCTGCCGCGTCATCTTCAGCGGAGGATTCCTCATCAACGGTTTCGGACTCTTCGTCCATCAGCGCCTCGGGCTCTTGCTGGTTCCCGTCTCCGGACAGCATCGACTCGATGGCATTTGCGGCTTGTTCAGCCGTCATGGCTTGCGAAACACTGGCCGAGGCCGTGGTGTCATTGCTCATGTAATTAATCCCTAGTTTATCAAGTATTCATCTTTTGCAGTTGTTTCTTGGCGATCTTCCCATCGTCAACAAATACTTGCAGCTTGGTTTTCAAATCATCCAGCACTCGCAGGCTCATATAAACCTGTTCACGCTTTGCAGACTCGTCAACTTTACTTGTTTTCCAGTGGCTTGTGTATTGCATTTCAAGTTCATTAAATGCAGCCATCAATACATCGTTGCCGAGCAACTGCTCGGCCCGATTACCTAAATCAATCTTCTGCTTCATTGTGGCGCCATCCCTGGTTGCATTTGAATCTGTGCATTACGGTCACGCTCAATCTCGGCATTCAGTGCGAGCTCATTTAACTGCACACCGTACTTGAGTTCCAGTTCCCGAATCTTCACATACTTGTCAATTTGCATCTTGTCGCGCTCACGGTCATCCTTGCGGATCATGTCTTCGCGCTGCAATTGCAGGTCGGCAGCCTTCTTCTGGATGTCGGCCTCAATGGACTTAACCTGCACCTGAGCCAGCATCTCCTCGGGGGAGGCTTTTTGCTCTGGCGCCGGCGGCTGGTAGTCGGCTGGAATAGCGTTGAAGAACTGGCTGGAGTCTTTGAAACCAGACAGCTCGACCATCTTGCGCAGGGTGTTGGCGTACTGGGCAGGTGTCACCAGCGGGTTGTTTGGCCCCATCAGTTGCAGCGCCTGCTCTTGCTTGGCCGCAATCATACCCAGCATAGACATCTTCTGCTCTGTGTCGCCAGTGCCCAGCCCGACATTGATGGACACATCCATCGTCGCGTCCCACATGCGCGGGTCAACCTGTACCCAAGTATTGCGCAGACGGATCATGCGGGCCTTGTCCTGATTGGCCACGGTCAACTGGAGAATCTGCTTGAACAGCTTTTTCATGCCCTCGGCCAGAATGCGCGTTGTCAACTCCAACCGGCTCTGGCTGGCGCTGATGGTGGCGCTCACAGCGGCCTTGGTGCTCGACTGCAAGGCATCGGCATTCAGACCCATAGATGCGCGGCTCATGCCGGTACGGTCTTCCTTGATGCCGTCCATGTACTCCAGCATCGGGAATGCCTGCTGGCCGACAAACGGCATCGACAGAGCTTGCACCATGCCAGGGGCACGCATCCGGATTACAGCGCCGGTCTCGTTGTTCAGCACATCATCCATATTGACCTGACCCTCAACCACGGCAGTGCGCGGGTGGATGGATTGGGCCAGGCTGTCCAGCGTATTGCGCAGGATGTCCGACTTGATCTCCTGCAAGTCTTTGGCGTAGTCGTAGACGCTGTTGGCTTCAAGTGGGGAAGTGTGCGGCTCTGGGTCAAATGGGAAATCAGCAAAGCCGACCATGTCAGCCGGCTCGTTGCGCAGGATCGTGTTGCCCTCACCGATGCAACACAACTTGCGCAACTCGGGAATGCCGTCGCCGTCGTAGTCGATGCGCATGAAACCCTCGATGTACAGCACTCGCTGCATGTACGGGTTGCTGCTCTCGTTCATCGACCCGATAGTCGTGGTCGTTGGCCGGCGGCGCAGGTATTCCTCGTTGTTCTCAAAATCGGTGCTGGTCACATACTCGCTGACCTCGTCCTCTTCGTAGCCCATCGAAATCAGCTCTGCAATCGTCGCCATCTTGCGGTGGCCAACAAACGCTGCCGTCTCAATCGAACGAGCGTTTCGGTCGATCAAAAACTCTTCTGGTGGCACGCCCTCAACACAGACGCGGCCCTCGGTAATCACCCGCTTGACTTCAACGTCATACAGCTTTGGCACCGGCAGCAAGACCACTTGGCCGGTGGCTGGATCGATGGCTGGCTGTGGGTCACCGAACTCAGGATCGTCGTATTCTTGGATGATGGTCACAAAGCTGTCGGGCTCCTGCTCAATCAGCATCTTGGTGCCATCGTCCAAGCCCGTGTACTTCTCCACGCGCACCGTGGTGGTCTTGGCCCACCAAGTCTTCACAATGCCGCACTTGCGCACCAGCGCGTCCTTGAAGGTGCCATACAGCACCGTGAAGCCGGCATTATCTTGATTCAGGATGTAATTGGCGTAATCGGTGGCCTGCTCGGCTGCCGGCACATCCTGCTCGGTGCGGGGAACGTACTCCACCGTTTTCTCAGAGCTGAAGAACACCCGCATGATGCTTGGCAACATGCTGTTGACCGTATCGCGTACCTCGGTGGCCACAACCTGGCTCTGGCCCTCTTCCTCGTTGCCGAACAGGTCGCCACGGTAATAGGCCGTGGCCTGCGCACGGTACGGGCTCAGGTCGCTGTCGATGTAGCTGATGGCGTCAGTGATCTCACTTGCCACAATTGACTGCAACTCAACCTCGTCCATCGGCATGTCTTCGCCAGTCTCCTCTGCGCTCAACTCTGCCGTCTTGCGCTCAAGCGCCTCGGCCTTGCTCATGGGTGATGCCGAATATTCGTCATCCTTGGCCATGATCTCCTTGACGGCCTTGCGCATGTCTTTGTTTTTCATTTATCTGCTACCTTGTTAAGTACCTTGTCGAGCTTTTCGTCGAGCTTGTTAAATCGCGCATCAATGTGCGTTGTCAGCTTGTCAACCTCGGATTTGGTCACGTATTCCCGTGCCATCTCTTCACGTGTCTTGTTCAAGAGTATTTCAAGACGCTTTTGCTCAGAGATGTGTTGTTGCATGTTCCACAGCAGCAAGCCACCGCCCAGTGACAAAATTAAATTCCAAATCTGGACAACATCCATCATTTTTTCTTCACCCGCTTGGCTTCGCTCAGTGCAATGGCCACAGCCTGATCTCGGCTCTTGACCTTCTGACCGCTGCTGGACTTGAGCTTTTTATCCTTGAACTCGCCCATGACCTTGGCAATCTTTTCTGCTGCTTTAGTAAATTTCATGATTAAAACGCCGTGTTGGAAATAAGGAGCAGCTCGAACGAGCCGGAGATGGAAAAGTCAACCGAGCCCGAACTGCTTTTTGCTCGGTACTCTAGGTCAGTCTTTTCAGCAAAGACCAGCGGGTATGTGTAGATTTGAGAGTGAGTGCCATCCACAACCGTCAATCGCTCTTTGGATTGAAACACTTGGCCAAATGGCCGAGCCACCAGCCGGCAGTTCAGGCTTGCTTTGGTCACGCCGCCGTAGGCGGTGCTGATGTTGTTCTGGGTCATGTACGCCGTGTAACCGGCTGGGACTGTATATACAAGCATCATGGTCTGGTTGTCGCCAAACCCATCAACAATGGCGTACTTATTGACTGGCACGCCTGCGGTAACGGTGCCTGTGCCCATGTAAATAATGCCGGCATTGACGCCACCAGAGCCGGCAGACTGGACAATCATGCGGAAGGCCCGCAGGTAGCTCTTGGTGGTGCTGACAGCCGTCTGGCCGTTGAGGGTAATCAGCTCGTCGATCTCGTTGTAGTTGGCGTCCAGACCGTACACCCGAACGGTCCGAGCACCAGTTCCGGCTGCCGTGTCGTTGGCGCTGGAACTGGAAACCGTCATCACCGTGGCCTCTGATGGGTATGCGTAGATGCCTCCCTGAGACCAGACCGTCTCCTCTGTGCTTCCGACAACATCGTTGTACCCAAACTTGAACACAGCCTTATGCCGGTCGATCTGGTCCCGAGAGACCTGCAAATTAAATGGCTCGGTCGTGTCGTTCAGTGATATTGATGGTGCAAAGATAGCCATATCCCGTCCCCGTGCTGTAGATGCCCTGATTTTCCACTATTTAAGCCAGTCGAGGGATGTTCCGGCGCAGGGGCTTGGACCATGAATTGCCAGCCTTTGCCCCATACAGGCCGGTGGTCGCGTTGCTGGCAAAGGTCAGGATGAAGCTGTCTGCCACGTCCGGAGACTTCAGGCCACGCTTTTTCATGTCATCCTTGGACTCGGCCTTGACTTTGCCGTTGCTGGCGAACGAGTACCGCAGGGAGGCCAGCTCGTCGATCAACCTGGCGTCATTCGGCAGCCGGCAGTCCCGCTTTTCCAGCCACGCTTTTGCCAGGTGCCACAGCTCGGCCCGCAAATTGATGTACATCGCCCCGAAGCTCGGGCTTTCGCTCACATTGATGCCCCGAGCCGGCAGCCCCAACTCGCGCAGCCGGTCAACCACGCCGGCACCCAAGCCGATACTGTCCACCAAAATCTCGTCCGGCTTCTCGTCAACCAGGGCAGACTCATACTGCGCCACCACCGCACCCGTCAGTTGCATCAGGTCCAGGTTGCGCCAGACCTGTGGGGCCGTGCTCACTGCGTTGCCCCTCCGCTTGCACAGGCTGGAGCTGTCCATACCAAACCGCGCCACGTCCAGCCCCCAGATCATGGACGCGAACTTGCTCGGCTCGACATCCCGCTGCTTGGCAGCCTCCAGCAGTTCCATCGGGATGATGGTGTTGTCATCGCTTCGCGGGAACTCACCCAGCACGCGGATGCGGTATGCGTTGCTCTCCTCACCGTAACGCGACTTCATCTCGTTGACGTAGTCATCACTCACCCGTGGCGAGTCGGTGCAGTTGACCGCAAAGGTGGTCCATTCATTGGACAGACGGTTGTGGGTGTCGTAAAAGAAGCCGCTGGACCGCGTCGGGTTACCCAGCAGCAGGGTGACAGCGCTGTGCCCCGACATCGAGCCAGCAGCGGCCTCAAACACCTGCTCCGGCACGCCGGATGCCTCGTCGGCCACCAGCATGACATGCTCGCTGTGGATACCCTGCAAGGCTTCAGGCTGCTCGGCCCGTGATGTACGCGCAGAGATAAACATCTCATCGGGCGCCGCGTTGAACACAATCCGGTCCTGCTTGACGCTGACCAGTTCCTGCAATGGCTTTGGCATCATGCCAACCCAGCGCTTCAGCTCAGCAAACATGGCGTCAAACAACTGAGCCGATGTCGGGGCTGTAACCACCACCTTCACAGGTGATCGGGTCATAAAGTACCACAGCATGGCCCACGAACTGGCCGTAGATTTGCCTACGCCGTGGCCCGAGCGCACGCTTATCTTACGGTCTCCACGGGCAATTGCGGCAAGGAATTTTTCCTGCCACGGGTCGGGGTCAACACCCAGCACCTCCTTGACAAACAGCACGGGGTCGTCGCGGTATCGCTCAACCCACTCAGCAAAAACATTCTTTTTTGTCATATCCGTCAAGTTTACAGGCTGGGCAACTTCTTGGGCAGTGGGCACCAGTGCGTGTAGAAGCTGGAGTCGCTGCCCAGCGTGCCGTACTGAGCCACGCCGCCGATGCTGAGTAATTGCAGCTTGGCGCTGCGCGGTGTGTCCTTGTCAATCGGTATCCAGTAGACATCGGTCGCCACCGCCACGGTGCTGGTCGAGTTCAGCTTGAAGCTGCTCGGCAGGTACACGTCAACCATTGGCCACCTCTTTCGGCGACTTCATCCTGGCCCGCTGCTCGCGCCGTTTTCGGTTGTAGTCGCTCCAGTAGGTGTCGGGCTTGATCTCTCCACGCTTGATCTTCTCTTCAGTCGTGTAGGCCATCCAATCAAACGGGGTTATTGGTTTCTTTTTCATTGCAGTATTTAATGTGAAATTCATCGTTGATCTGTCGCTGGCACAACTCGCAAATCGGCTTGCGAAATATCTCGTCGTACCGCTTGGAGTAGTCTGCATGGCTGACCGACAGCGGCCTGGGTGCCGATCCTTTACCACCGTCACTCATGTGTTCTTCTCCTTCAGTTTAAATTCAATGGCTTTGGCAAAAACTTTATTCCACCCAACTTCACATTCATTTTCTGTGTCTGTAACCTCTTCTTCTGTCAGCCCTACCCACGGGCGCTGTGGTGGGGTGGTGTAAAGGGGTGCAATCTTTTTCAATCTGGGATTGCCTTTCTCAAAACCCCATTCGAGTTGTTGTGTATCGACACACATGGTGCGTCCAGTTTCTTCATGCTGAAACATCCACGCCACAGGCTCCTGCGCTGGCTCCTCATCCAAGTCATCAAGAGAATCAAAGCAGCACTGGCAATTCATCGGGCTGCTGGTGCAACCTTGAACTTTATTGCCGTACTTGCATAGTGCTGGCTGCGCCATGTCCACCACATGCTTTGCGCCTGGCTTTGATGCCAGCCACTTCGACAGCTTGCGATCATCGTCTTGCAGCAGACCATCGGGCCAGCCTGTACGCGCTGGCAAAGCCAAGGCTTCTTTGATGGCAATGATGGCCTCTGCCGACAGCTTGTCTGACTTGAATGTCGAACTGCTGTAGCGCAATTCTTCAATGGCCTCCAGCGCCAGCTTCAGTGCTTCGTCTTTGGTCATGCTTGTCCCCTTGCTCGGATGGCGGCGGCGCATTGTTTTGCACCCCATGCAGCCATCTCCGTCATCTTCGCAGCACACTCGTCAGCCACCTTCGCACACGCCTCGTTCTCAAAGGCCAGCATCTTCTTGCACATCAGCGTCCACGAACTGGTGGCTCGGGCGTTGGCGGCTTCTGTGGCTGCTGCTGCGACAAGGGCGGCGAAGACACTTAATTCTTTGCTGTCCCAGATACCAAAACCAAACATGTCCTCTTGCCAGCCAGCCTCCCGCGCCATGCGGATGATGTCTTCTTGTTTCATGCCTGCCCCACTGCGTAACCGATCAAGTAAAAAATAACTGCCACTACAACAGGATGTTTTAGGCAGCGACCCGTAAACCAACTGTCAAGGAATTTATCTATGTTCATGCGTCCACCCACTTCCAGCCAAGCACCAGACGCACACCCATGCGGTGAATCCAGCAGGGCTTCTTCGGTATGCTGAAGAGAATCCAGCCACCGTTTTCCTCGTCGCCCATGCGGTAACCACCAGCAGGCTCGGGTGGGATTTGGAACTTGTAGTTTCCTGTGTCGTATGTGTTCATTTTTCCTCCTGCAAAATAAGCTGCTCCAACACAGCATTCGCTGTAAGCAGATCATCACTGATAAAAGCGGGCAGTAGGTTGTTTGTGCTGTATGCCCATGACTCAAGTGCCGACAGCAGCTTGAGAATACGCAGTGCGTCTAACTTGGTCATATCAGCAAGCTCCAAATCCAAACTCCAGTGAAGAACAGCGCCAAGCAGATCACTGCCAGCACTCCAAAGATTGCAGTCAGCATCATCGTGCCAACTCTGTGCCACACCTCCGGCACTGGCTCGATGTCATCAGGCACAACTGCTGGGTAGGGCTTGATCTTCCTGACAGTTGCCGTATCGTAGGCGCAGTCCCACACGCACTGAGGCAGGTGAGGGCAGTCGATGCGGCCCGTATCGCAATATCGTTTTGTCATTTGGTCCTCGCTTTCAGCATGGCGTCCGCGTAACGATAACGGGCCTGCTCTCGGGTAAACATTCCTGGCTGATGGCCAATTAGTTTGCCGTTGCCTGTTTCTCTCACTACCTCAACAAGCACACCCATCGGCAACCAAAATTTAATGTCTTCTTCGCTGGCCTTGGCTGCAAAGTAGTCGCGCAGGGTCATGCCAGATGAAGCAAAAGTTGCGGTCGTAGCCGGTGCTGGAAACGCTGACCCGCCCGTGTCTTTGATTGGGGATAGTTCAATCATGCTGTCTTCTCCTCAACTGGCGCCATGTACGCCTTCAACCGCTTGATCCTGTTCTTGTTGTACGTCACCAGCGCCTGGGCGTATTCGACGCCGGTCTCCGCACGCAGCAGCGCCATCTCGGCCTCCAGCAACTCACCAGCAATCGCCTGGGCCGGCGTCACTGACTTCATCAGTACCCTGGCCTCGTTCCAGATTTGTTTAATCATTACTCATTCTCCTTTTAATTAATCTATTAATTACCGACTTACTCACATTAAATCTTATCGCTATCTCTCTGGCACTCATTCCATCATCATGCAGCTTATATACCCTGCTGATGGATATATCCATCGGCGGGCGTCCGGCGCCAGACCTCTTGCCGCCGTGGGTCATTTATAAATATCCTCCTTGATGGCAATCTCAATTACTTCCTTCAGGTCATCGCTGATTAACTCAAACACATCAGCACCATTGACCCAGACCTCAACCAAGATCACTTGCTCAGGCATGGCCGGATAAACCTCCACGCCGCCGTCGATAACCGCAGGCTCTGCGCCCTCCCACTCGTACCAGCACTCCAAAGGCACTCGGCACAATCCCGTCACGTACTCATGCTGGAGATTCTTTGCAGCTTTGCCGGCCATGAGCGTCGGGTCTTGAAGGAGCGGCAGAAGGTTGGCCAGGCTGCGAAAAGGAAGGCCGGCGGGCACCTGGGTGGCTCGGCCAAGTTTGGGTATCG